TATTATTAAAAATTGTAAGAATATTATTTGAAGTGTCTATATTAAATCCTAAACCGAAGTCAATTAAATTTGTAAGTCCAGTGTTAAGACCATCCAACCAGTCCTGTGATGTTGGAACACTTAATGTGGGATTAGAATATCCAACTCCATTGAAAAACTCATAAACAATGATCGGAACACCGTTAAGTCTAACATCAACATACCATTGTGTTTGAAGAGTAGATATATTACAGTCATTAAATAAATCTATTCCATTTTGAGTTCCGTAATTAGATAAAGTTTGTCCTAATAATGCACCAAATGACAAAATATTTGGTGAATTGTTCCAAGGATACAACCCAATTTCGGTAAATAAAACCGGACAGTCATAACTGAATATTTGATTTATTAACTTACAAGGTTTACACTCAATAGGTATTAATTGACATCCTCGTTGTCTTCTCCATATAAACTTTTGTCTATGGAATATTGAATTTTCATATCTAACTCCAGTTTCCCAGATTGTTGTTGCAGGAATCATTTGTTCAACAAGTCTAATCCAATAGTCTCCCATACCATCAACATATTCAATCAAAGACTTGTATGTGAAATTATCATTTTTTACGTTGATCGCATATTCCGATTCTAAATACTTCCAGTATATTGAGGATAGAGTTGGGTATCCACTTGTCTTACCATCATTAGAATACATTCGACTTCTAACATTGATCATATTTTTCCAAAATGTTTGGGCAAATTCGAAAAACGTTTTTTGTTGGGGTTTTGGATCAATTACTGTCCAGTCTATACCTCCAATTATAGGATAAGTAATGTTAGGGTATGGATTACAAAAAGTTGGTTCCTGATAAAATAATCCCTGTTCTGGTATGGGGTAATTATATGATCTAGACATAGTCCATACATCATATAAAAGTCCTTGACCCGGATTCATAAAAAGATCTACGTTTTTTACATTTAGTACAAACTTTTCGTTTTGAACTTGGTAATATGCATTGAAACCAGCATCAGATGAATTTCTTTGCCCAATTTCTGTTGGGGTCCAACTTTTATTATTATCTATTTCTTTTGTAAGAGTAAATCCCAAATCCATAAATGGAAATTGACGGTATCTATCTAGATATTCTTGACCATAGTTGAAAGGTAAAAGTTGTGTTTGATAATTTGGATTACTTCCCGTGAAAACACTATTTGTTAAGTCTACCTCTTCAGGCATTCTATGTTGTGGTGTAGATTCGAACCATCCTCCTCCAATTTGAAAAAAGAAACTTTCGGTTTCAAGTGGCATACTTGGGAATCCATCTATATCCACCGGATAGTCTATTAAGGTTGTTGTTACATTTTGAATAATTTGTGCTGTAGTGTATCCTGTATATTGTACACCGTAAATAGAAAAGATATTTCCAATCTCTAAAACTGGTAAATTTTGAACCCAGGTTCCCCCACTCAAATTTATAAACTGTGAATCAAACTGACTCATGTTAACTTTCTGATCGGCCAAATAAACATGTTCATTAAACTCAGTAATTGCTTCTGGTGCTCCTACCATTCTTAATAAAGTTTCTATTGATTTTCTAGTCCCTTTTGATTTAAACAGGAATGCGGAATTCATAATTAGGTTTCTATAAAATTGATAGTTCAATTCTTCCGGAGTTTGTCCTTGTGGTAAACCAGTAAATTGATTGGATCCATTTATAAAAACCGAGTTTAATAATTGGTCATTTGTGATTGGTGAAATATTAATTGTCCATCCTAGGGTTTGTGCCAAATTTTTAAGTAGTTGTGATGGTATATCATTTTGTACGTTGTAATGAACTGAAGTCATATTGGCCAATGCCCCAATAAATTGTTTGGTTTCATCGAAACTTCTACCATAGATTTGTAGAACCTTCTGTATTTTTTGATCAGGAGTGTCAAATTCTTTGATTGCTTCTGCAGTCAAAAATCTAACAATTAAATTAGTTTTATACTCATCTAAATTGATTGCAACTGAATTTAAATCATTAAGATAATTAGTAAATTTTACTGTAAATATGTCGAGGTTCCAAATACCATTGAGTGGAAATGTTATAATTTTGTCACTATAAACATATGTTCCGGCCTCGGTTTCTATTGGTACTGTAAAATTTGAGGAATACTTTGGAACTACAGTCCTATTTAATAAAAAATTTTCTACAGTATCAAAATCCTCACTGAACACTTTGTTCACATACAAATCTTGGGGTCTAACAATAAAATTATCATAACTTATACTTTGACCGCTAAATGGATTTCCATTCACATATAACTTAAGACTTGTGTCTCCATCTTGGAATTGTACGTAATCAACCACTCTATATTCTTGGTCAAAAATAAACAAAGAATATTTCAAATTCTGAGTTGTAAAATTCCTAAGACTTGAGACTGGATTTTCCCTTAAAGAAAGGTTTCTAGTTGCATTAGTTGTAAAATCGATGCCAAACGGATTTTGTAGTGCGGTAATTGGTATTTCCAAATAAGTTTCATTTTCTACTGGATCAAATGATATGTTGGATGCCGTTTCTGTAGTCAAAAAACTTGACGATAAATTTTTAGATTCTAATGCCGCTGGGAAATAATTAATAATCTTTTCAACCGAAACTGATATTCTTTTGACAAGTGAACCAAACATCGTAATGTTTGTAATTTCTGACAAATCATAATTCGGGTAAACTTTATAATTTTTTGCCAAGATCATCCTAGTCTCTTCGACGTTTTCAAGATTCATAGACCTCAATGAAATGGGATCTGAGAACGAACCAATTATAAAGTTTCTATTCTGTTTTTGAGTTATGTTGGTTGTAAATTGAAAATTGGCTTGGGTCAGTCCTCCCCCATCAACTAATTGTAACCCAACTAGATTGTTCGAGAATGTTCCTGATCCTGCCGCTGGTTGTGGAGGACATTTATAAGTTGTCAACGCCATTATCCTGTAATATTTGTAAAGTTTTTACTGAAATCAATATTAGATCCCCTATCTTGTCTCACTTCATAAAGAAGATCATTAAATTGACCCCTAATTTCATATAAATTGTATTGTTTGTAAATGTTATTGTTAGAGTCATAGATTGTATAAATTCCATCGTCCATCGACTTAGTTTGATTACCATAAAGTGCAATTGCAAGTGTGGAAATATCCTGATCAACAATTTCAACCTCAACTGTGGTGGGGTTGAAAAAGGTATTAGTAATTATTATGTTTTGATCTGGTTGTCCAATGAAAGGTGTTGCGTTTGGTTTATTAGTAGGAGATGAAGATGGTGATAGAGTACAAAACATTAAATTTGATGAGGTTTCCACATATCTGTATCTGATTGCCTTCTGAGATGTGTTTGTTAAATTTTCAATCACTGGTTCACAATAAAATGAGGAAGTAACAATTCTAAAAAAATTAGGTATTTTCGACCCATCAGGATTCAGATACTCAACTCTGAATCCCACTAAACCTTGATTTATAAACTTATTACGGTATTGTGATGGAACATTGTTTATGTCAATAACAATTCCTTTCACATTCGGAAGAGCCGATAAAATACCACAATCAGTTATTCTAGTTCTAATTTCAGCAGGTCTTATATAAAGTGTATAAATACCAAGTTGGTTAAATCTGTCTGCCGGTAATTGTAGGTTATATAAACCACCTAATACCTCAACATTAGCGTTTCCACCTGTTTGATTGTTATGGAAGTATGGTCTCAAAATTTGACTTGCATTTAATTTTGTTAATACAAAATTATTTGTTTCATCTCTTGATGGTGTATAATTCAAGATGATTTCAACATCATCTGGACTGACATCAGCACTTCTTATAGTTCCGTAATTACCTGTTGCCACTTATTTCTAATTTTTTCTTGTTTATTTTTATAAATACCTAATTTCACTGTTTTTCTATATTAAAAAAACCATAACCGTATTTTTGTAAATCCCCCAATGTATCCACTTCACCCAATCTTTGGACACTCTCATATGCCGAGTTTTTACCCCTTTCGACAAAAACACTACTTAAAATTTCAGCCTCATCAATTACATTTAGTAATGCCTCATTTTTTGTGATTGCCGATAATATTATATTATCTGAAGTATAACCTGATGAACTAACAATGAAAATAGTTGTTCCATCCACATAATCATAATAATCAATATTATTTATAGTATATGCTGTGTAGGATCCTGTTGGATCTGGTCCCCAGAAAACACCAATAGTACCAGAACTACCAGTAACTGGGACACCGACTTTAAATTTACTCGCGTAAAGGGATGATGCTGGTCCATATTGTTTTAGATCATTAACTTGACTTTGTGTGTAACCTGTAACCAAAAAGGGTACTGTTGTATAATTCGAACTGTAATAATCATTTATGTTTGTATTAGAGTCTCCTGTGTAAATATAATCATAACTAAATGATGTTGCCGACCAACTACCTCCTGCTGGTTGGAATGTTGCCGTCCCATTTGGGTTACTTATTGTAACATTTGTGTAGGGTATTGTTATGGTTTTTGTTACCGTGGAAATTCCCCATGGTGAATTTGCCTTTAAAGTAATTTGATAAGTTTGTGATGTTACGGGATAGGTGTGAGAAATGGGTAAATTTCCAGTTATTGTTTGTAGTGCAGTACCATCGCCCCAATCAATAGTAAATGTTGTTAAACTTAGAAACTTTTTGAACTCCGTATCTGAACTATTTAAAACAAAATATGTATAAGGGGTTCCTGTTAATCCTGAGAAAACAAAATTTGTTATAACATCTTTTTGTAGAATAGCACCATCAAAAAGTGAGTAGTATCCAATGTCGGTTGCAACTTGAGTTAATACTATTGGAACAGTCAGTCCCGTAAGTAATGAATTACCGTTTGTTCCTCCAGATAAGACTTGAGACATTCCCGAATATACACCTGTGATACCTGTTATTGTTGTCGAGGTAAATGCTGTTGTAGAACAACAGGGATCTATAATTGATTTTACATCAACTCCATCAACATACGTGACCTGAAAAATATCACCAATTATATTTTCCGGAGAAATCTTAAAATAATATCTTTGTTCTTCCACTTTATTAAGGATTTATATATTCATACCATCTTATGGGTAATCCCCCATCCAATCCAATTACAATATTTGGAGTGGAAGTTGTTAATACTTCATAATTGAACTTGGGATAATCTAAATTTACTTTATAATAAAAGTAATCTTCTGGATTAAAAGTAAAAAGGTTTCCTATAGAGGGTTGCGGTGTATTTGTCATTTTTACATATTCACCGGTCTTTGCATTAAAGAATTTTGCACTCATATAAAAAGTACTGATATCGACATAATCTTTTTTTCTTAACCAATAAATGTTAAATCCCTCTTTGTCACCAATAAAGTCTAATTGAAATTTTGGTTTTTTTATGTCTACCAGGGGAAACACTGGAGATATTGATACGCTCTGTGTAAAACCTTGTTGAACAGGTAATATAATTGTAAAATAATTCTTTTGGGTTTGGTCTTGTGGTGTATCATAAAAATCTAATTTAAAAAATGATTTCGTAAACGAATTCGAGTAATAATAGACTTCTTGGGTGGTAAACCCTTCATCCAAATAACTATTAATCCAATTTGCTGGTGTCACTACTGGACTTGTAACGGGATTTGAATTGTCATAAAAATAAAATTCATAATTTACCGCACTTTTTTTATATCCAGAACTATCTATATATTCTTTATGGGTAAATTGTAATATTTCAAAGTCATTAGCATTACCTATAATGTCTTTGAGAATCTCATTTTGATAGGTCTGAATTGAATCATCTCTACCTAAAAAATCCCAATTCATTTCCAAAGGGATATCTAAATATTTGTTGTTCTCGGGTAACAATATTTTATATTTATTCACACTCATCTATAATAGGATCTGAAATTACATCTAAGTTATCAACATTGGTTCCTTCTGGTATAATTCTAAATATTATATCTTTAAAAGGATAATGTTTTCCGTTCATGAATGGATAATCAACTCCAACCCCTTCATTATCTATGAATCCATAGGGATAGATGTCTCTCCATCTGAATCCATCTGAAAGATTTGAATAATATGCATAATCAGGCATATTTACTATATCATTAGTAAAACCTTCTTCAATATATGTAGAATATGTTTTTAAAGTTAATGTTTGATGTGGTTGATAATAATATCCGAATTGATTTGTCTTAGGTCCCATATTCATTAAAGAAAACCAATTTGTATTAAAATTGATTTTATGAAATAGGGTTGAAACAACTCTTTCTTTTTGATCGTAATTATTCCATTCACATACATCACCATCAAGTATGTCACCTCTTTTTAGATTTTCCGTATAAATGAAAGGTCCAGCACTAGGTAAAGTAGAACTATTATAGGTTCCTGTGTTTAAGTTAGAATTTGAAAAAGGGTTGAAAGTGTCCCACCAAGGATTCGGTGAATTATTAATTAAGGGTAAATTAAACTTATACCCCTGTTTAAGATTTTTAGTCCAACCAAAATAACCTTTCCAAATCGTTGTAAAAAATATTTCAGTTATAGGTCTTTTTTGATTATCTCTAAATGGTGAAGTATCAAGGTCAGTATTAAAAGATAATGTATAAGATTGAGACCCCTCCAAAACAGAGGTTCTCGTTTGGTTGTTAGGAGTTAAAACCGCTTCCTCAGTTTTGGTTTTATCACCATATATGTTTTTTTCAAAACCAGCGTTCATCAAAACAGAATCCTCAACATTTGTTAAAATTTTGTGTCTTCTCACATAATAAATTGATTTTGTTTCAGATATATTTTGATTATTTATAACTCTTTTGAATAATCCAATATTTCCAGAATTAAAAGTTAAACCTACAAATCCAACATTTGTGATATTAAAAATGTATTCATCACTGCCAAAGTTTGGATCTCCAAGACTTGAAACTTGAAACAGATTATTTCCATTATAACTAAATGACAATTCAACAAACTCCCCTTCAGTAAGACCGTGTTTCATTGGACATTTAAATCTAATAACTCTTGTCAAATCATTATTACCTACCGTAATTACAAATGGTATTCCATCCTGAACTTGCCATGACCAAGAAACTAGTGAATTGGGGTCGACTGTATATAATTGTTTATTGAAATCATTATCATAGGCATAACTCAAATAATGAGTCCAATTATATGTTGAAGCACTTTTATTAACAAAAGTTAAATGATTATTTGGGGGTTGTGTATATCCAGGAACATTGTTATCCAATCTGATAAAATCAAACTCAAAAAATTGAGGAAACCCTTCCCATAAAATAGGCGAATTAAATGGTACTGGCGGTGGAAAAGACGCTACAGCATTTTGTACTGCATTTGTGTAGTACAAATTATTTCTGAAAGGGGTATAAGAAGTTTTTCCAGTATAGGAATTTTTAAAAACCAAATAAAACTTTCCAGTTGGTCTGAAAGTTGTGGAAATTTGTCTTTCTTCATTAAAAGTTTCTTGTAAACTTATGTCTACATTTCTATCAAACTCTATAATTTCTTTTTGATTTTGTGATAAAGACAAAATTGTTGACAACAAAGTATTTGGTGCCGATGCGTATCTTTTAGATCCTAAAATTATTCTATCTGAATCATTTACTGCCATTATTGTTCTGCTGTGTCTACATAAAGTTTAATAAACCTATTTACTGCGGTTTTTCCATTGTTCAAACCAAAATACATGTGATTAGGTAATCCAACAACCACTAAGTTATTGTTTTGAGGTACGTTTTCGTCCGTTTGTCCCAATGCATTAAAATTTGTAATATAACCTTGAGGTAAGTTAGGTAAAAAGTTTGGTGAAACAAGTGTTGCGGTTGTGAAATAATCGGTGTTGAAATCAAATGATTGGTATTTTTTGGATATAAATCCATTGTTAGTCACGTTTTGGTTTGCCTGAGTATACCAATTGTTGTTTTCTGTACCAAATATTCTTAGTGACGTGGTAAGTTGCCACTTATAAGTTGGTACTTCTTGTGAGTTTGGATAACCAAAAGGTGTTTGAATTAATGGTAATAAGTTGTAAATTTGTAATCCGGGACTCATTTCTCTTCTAGTACTATACTCATCAAAATTAGATCTGTAAAAAACACCAAATACAGGTTTAAAGTTAGGTGGTATACCATCATCTCCTAGATAAACATCCGTTGGTAGTGGGTAATTTTCATCATAAAAAGGATTTATTTTGAACTCAGAATTAATGGATATTGATTGTGCTATGTCCCCATCTATTCTTGACCCCCCTCGTGCACTATCAAAGAACTTGTTTAGTCCTGTGTCCCAGTTGAATAAAATACCACTGGAATCAGGAATCATTAGTCCTCTGAACCAAGAATTCAATAATCTAGACAAAAATCCGAACTGTACAATTTCACCTTGATCATTATATGAAGTAGAAACAAGTTCATTTGAAAAATATGATCCAAAAGCGGGGTTACTACAAATTTCTTTAATAAAGAAGTCTCTCGGTCCCAAATCGAGTATGGTTGTTGGAAATTGTATTTGTTTGTCGTTATATCCAGGATTCACACCCAAAGTTAATGGTGGAAGATTCATTTTTTTTCCAATAAAAGAATTCAAAGATTTACTGTATGGTGAACTTCTATAATAAAAGTTGTTAGATGCGGTATTAAAATAAATAAAATCTTTACAGAACACATACGTTGGATTTGATATATTATTTAAAGATGGATATACAGAACGTTTGGTAAACGACGGCATGTACAAAACACCATTAATCCAATTGTTTTGAAATGTTTGTGCGAAAACTCCTCTACATAACGCATACATCAAAATAAATCTTGCTTTCCATTCTAAAAAATATCTAACATCTCTTTTATATCCCTCGAAAAGATATTCTTCATTTAAAAGACAGTAACAACCATTTATCATGATGTCATCTGGAACTGGACATTGGCCCGTAGGATAAACCCCCACATTTCTACCACTTCCGGTGTAACATTGTAACGGTTTCATACCTTCACATGTAAAGGTATTTGTCAGTGATGTATTTCCACTAAATTGATCCAAGAATTCAGATGGGTCAAAAGAACCTCCAAAATTTTGACTTTGTTCGAAACCAACACCAGCATCTAAGAAGTAACAAAAATTATTGTTTTGGTGCAGTGCAAAACTTGTTCTAATACCAGGACCATCTTCTATACAAGTAGATGTTGGTAATCTATCACTCCTCATAACAATCCTTGTTCTATCTGAGAAATTTACTTGTGACAATGTGTATTTAAAATATGCCTGTGAATAAAGTGCATAAATATTTGCAGATACCGAGTTATTCAATGGATATCCATAATCACTTAAATTAGGTACGTTATCATAAAAACTCAATGAATTAATCGGTACATTAAATTCTGCTGCAATAAATGGTCCACCTCCTATATATCTAGATACCGACTGTGGTAAAACAAAATTATTCGCAGTTGTGATTGAATTATTACCAGGGAAGGTTAATGAAGATACCGTTTGAAAGTTATTTACTGGAACATATGCAAGACCAGAAGGTACTGTTGTATCACTAGTAGCAAGATAATAATATGGTAGTGGAGATGTAAAAGCAGTATAATTTGGATTTCCTGGTGTTGGTGGGGAAATTGAAAAAGTAAAAGATGGAAAATAAAGTAAGTTTGTTGTGTTATTTGTTGAAATGTGGGAAAGTGCATTGACACCAACCCCTTGGATTGGATAATTAAGATAGTAGTCACCTGAAACCATAACTGTTCCAGGTGCGGAGGGATAACCAAATAAAACCGATAAATCGTATTCAATATTTTGTTTTGTGGTATGAGGATCGACTCCTCTTGTTAAAATTAAAACTTCATATGAATCGTAATTAGCCATATTTTCCAATGCAACAAAGTTGTTTGATTGTATTGAATTTGCTCCTGCATTTGGATTATAGTTGGAAGAAATATTTGTAGGTAGAATAACTGGATTACCATTGGTAGGAAAAGTAGTTGATGGTCCACATGGATCTAAAATAACAATTTGAATTTGGTGTTTCAAATAGGATTGCGGAAAATAACCAAGTGTATTTGAATCTAATGCATAAAATTGATTTACTGTTAATCCCGTTAATAACTGAAAATATTCAACATCTGTATCGTATTTTAAAAAATCCTCTTTTGTAAGTGCGGGACTAGTGGTTCCTGTTTGTAATATTTTAATTGTTGAAAATAAATTATTAGATTGGTTGTTTGGATTTGCATATGAAATGGTTTGAGAAATAGGTGTTGGTGTCAATGAACCTAATGGAAATGGTGATAATAGTGTTGTTCCTGTTACCGCATTATTTAAAAATTGGTTCGAAGTTGCACCTGTTAAGTTTACTTTTCTGGACACAACTTGTCCGTTCGAAAAATTTGGATCCTGAAAAGTTATTAAATCCCCTGGAAACACTGTATCTATTGTACCAGGTCTTGCTAATAGAATTACAACCTGATCTTTGAAAGGTTGTGACCCCGCAAGTTGAGGGTTCACTGTAGTTGTAATTTGATTTACTCCAGGAGTTCCTGGATTTGGGTTAAAATATTTGTCTCTTAAATTAAATTCATTTAATCTTTGAGGATAAGTCTGTTTTGTTGGGAATCCAAACCACCTATCATCCTGACCAGGACTTTTGTCTGCCGCGAATAAAAATGGTTGAGGTGCGTGATACTTATTAAATTCACTACCTCCTAAAACATCGTAACCCGAAAATAATCTTAAAAAATCTGCCTGGGCTTTAGTCACAACTGTTTGATCCACTTGATTATTGTCGATTGCCCATGCTAATGATTTGTATTGACCGGTACCACCACACCTGAAATATCCATTATCAGCATCACCATATTGATAACCTGGTATAATTTCTAAATTTGGGTGAGTGACATCATACGCAGATGACATGTTAACTGGTGCCAGAAATGAAGTCGATTGACCCAAAATTTGTACTCCTGTTTGTGAATAAACTGATAGTTCGGCTTGCAATTCTTGATCAAATGTGTCCGGGGTAAATTGTTCTCCTATTTCAGCAAATCCGCAATTACAATCACATGACTCACATTCAGGATAAGAAATCATAGGAAGACCTATTCTTCTAAGGTCTAGAATAACATGTTGTAAAAAAGGATAAACTCTTTGGTTGTAAAATCTAAGAAGAATACTTACCCCTATAGCCTTTACAAGTGAAATTCCAAAACCCACATAAAACGAAATAGATAGGCCTGAAGGAATGGGCAGTAATGCTACTATAGCAGCGGAAAGATTCCAAACCACAAGTGCCCAATAATAAACAGTTCCAATTATTAATAATCTTCTAAGTGTTTTTCCTAAATTTTTAAAAACAGGCCAAAACTTAGCAATAAAGTGAGCCAACCAAAGCACGGCCAAAAGTGCCGGGGTTAAAACATTCAATAAAAAATTGAAAAGAAAAAACAAAAAATCAAAGTTTCTTATGATGTCATTTGCAGGGAACGTATTAACCGTCGACTTACATGTTCTATTATCAATTTCTTTTATACCTAGATGTCTCGCTCTACCTACTCCATTTTTGTATCGATCTAAAAATAAAGATGTTGTGTAAACTTTATTGTAGTTAAACAAATAGAATCTATCTTCACAATTTATTGCCTCCTGGATCATATTTGAATCACCATAATCGTCCCAATCTAATGAAAAAGCATAAGATCTTAAAACGTCAAAAGGTCCCTGATCATAAAATAAAAAGTTCAATATTTGAGAACTGTTAACATCTTGAGGTATTGAAGTCACAACCACGTTAGTTGGTGCCGTTGTAATTGGAATGACATTTACATCACCAAAATATGGTATACCACCAATTGTAACAGAAATACTTTGTGAATTAACTGAATTGTCAAGAACTAAACCACCATTTGTAGCAATGGGTATTGTTTGGATAGTGAAACCAGGAACCAAATTATAACTGAGAACGGTTGGTGGTTGGGTAATAAATGGGTCATTTGACGCATTTGACCAACCATACTCTTTAACATTTGGTACTAAATAATTACCCCTTAAAAAATTATTCTTTAGACCTTGTTCATTTTGCCATTTGAACTTGAATCTATATTTTCCAGTAGTGGGTATTCCTATTTTGGGATCGTTTGATAGAACTTGTTGACCATATTCATTAGTGTAAACATAGTCCAAATTCATTGGTAAATTAACTAAAAATGTACCGTTGTCATCAATAATTTTTCCGTTTTGTTCTAAATCATATTGTTCTAATATTGGATATCCGTATTGGTCTGTGTCGATTGTCTGTCGAATAGATAAAATTTGACCGGGTCCTGCCACTAATTCACACAGGTTTCCAGTATTATTTTTTGGTTTACAACTTGGTTTTACCGAATCGTCATCTGTGGTAGATATGACAGATCCCATAAAAATTGAGGTTGGTTGTATTGATATATTTGCAGATGCCGTTAAATCAAAATCCGCTCTTGTAATACCCAATTGACAAATTTCAGGTTCTCCCCATAAAGGTGCAATTTCTAATATTTTGTTTAGTGAAATTATTTGAGGTAATTCATTTAAGTTAGTGGAACTTTTAAATTTAGATCCATTTACTTGATCTTCACTTGCCACCCCAGCCTGTATTAAATCCTGTGGACTTAAGGAAAAACAACCAATGTCTGAAAGATCAACATCCATTACCAATGTTTGAGTACCTACTGGAACACCAAAAATCATGTAATCCCCACTTTCATTAGTTTTAACTGTATAACGATAATATTTGTCAAAAACTTCAATATAAGTGTTGTCTATAAGAACTTCTTGTTTTGTTGGAAAAGAACCTGTTGGTACATGTCCATTGTACTGTGGTTCTTTCGGGAGTAAATTATATCTATAACCTTCTTCGTTTACATCTGAAATAAATGTGTAAGGGTATAATTCAGAAATTATAGGGTTATTTAAATCAACATCTTCGATTGGGACAAAAACTGAAACTCGTGCATTTGGTAAACCATATCCTCCGTTAACAAATACTCTACCTACTACAACTCCATAATCAGAACAAACTCTAGTGTATATGTCTGCTTGATTTAGTTTTAGAGAAAGAATTTCCAGAAACTCGAAGTCCTGTTCTAACATTACTTTGAGACTTTTTTCGTTTCCCGGGGTAGTTTTAATCCTTACAGATTTAGGCATTTGGTCTTTTAAAAATAAATAGTTTATTTCGTATTTTTAAAAGATATAATCAATTTTTGAAAAGTGTAATGAAAACCTTTGAAAGGTGTTGTATTAACTAAAGTTGACTGTCTTTAAATTTAATACACTAACTCTAATGTCCTTAGAAGGAAATCTTACTTGGTAAATTTGTGATGGTTCCGCAAAAATTGTATCTGCAATTAGTTTAATTAGTTTTGTTTCTGGATCTTCATATTGTTGAGAAGTTTGAGATGAAGAATACTCACCTCCAACTTTATTGAAAAAGAATATGCCAGATAAGGAAATTACACCATTTTCTTGTTGGATTTGTGATCTTAATGCAGACACATTTATGTTTTGTCCTAACCCTCTATCAAGCGGACTGAAAAATGCGGTTACAATTTCAATTATTCTTGAAACAATTGCCCCTTGATTTTGACTAGCATCTAAAATTACATCAACATCAACACCCAAGTCAATAACATTTGCCGTTTCGAGGGATATGTAATCATTTATCATTCTGTAATTGGACAAGTAATTAGCAACATTACTCATTAAAGTATTTGAAACTACCTCAGTCAAATTACCATTTATATCATATGATAACATTTTAATTTTAATTTTATTATTTTCTTCAACTATTGCAACTTTTCCGGGAGCACCAAACTGAGGAGGCATGTTTCTAATTACCGACTCATAATCGTTTACAGTGACCGCTCGGTTTTGTGCCGCGAAATTAAATGTTACATATTGTCTAACTTCTTCAGTCGAAGGTGCGTTTGCCCCTCCGATTGCCGCAGTAACATTATTACATCTTAATGAATTAATAACAGTATTATTTAAACTTTCGACAGGACCATTTACAAAAAATGATATTGTACCGAATTGAGTGATTACATTAACTCCCACATTTGTTGCCTGACCACCACCAACTCTGTACTGAACAAACAATGTAGAATTAGACTTAAGAGAACTACCTAAGGAAAAATTATTAATGTATTTATTCAAATCCATTTTATTTCCTGTACGTGTAAACTCCCTTAATTGTTCGTCTGCGGAAACATTACCACCACCAAAGGTCAGTTTTGTAAAATTTTCTGGGGTATTTTCTGTGATAAACCGATCATTTGTTTGAATATATCTACCAACCTTGATTCCAGGTTGATCGGATGGTTTAGTAGGATCTTCAATAAAAACTCTATCTTGGGCCAATGCTGGTACTTCATACCACCTATTCTCTAGTCCCAAAAATTCCTGTGTTGGTGGAGGAGCAACATAACTTGTACCATCCTTAAGAAGAACACTTGTGACACCTAACACGTTTTTTTCGGGTAAAAATAACTCGAAAAATGGTTTTACATCATTTGGGGTAATAACTCTTTTGAAGACTTTTGTAATTCCATTGACTACAACTTCTCTTTTAGTGATAGTATAATTTATCAAAGTACCGTTCTGATCAAAATTTGGTATTTTTAATCTATTTGGAGAACCTTCAGCATTTATTGGTGAAGAAAAATCTATATCATAAACAGTTTCGAATGGTTGACCAGCACCATTTATTTGTGCTCCTCTTCTTAATATTCCACAATATCTTAAATCTTCTTGGTCTCCAAGTGCAGGAACTGTAATAGAAAAATCAACTAAAGCAACTGAGGGTCTGGCACCAGGAATTTTCAAACCGTAAGTTCTTGCAATGTTATAAACAGAAGATTTTTGTTGAGCGTACTGTAAAACAGTTTCTTGGATACTTCTATCAATTTGAAACTGTAAGTTGTCAGTGACTGCGGCATTCAAATCCAATAAAACAGAAAAAACCCCAGCATCATTAAAATTTTGGACTAAGTCCGGATAATAAGTCCTCGTAAAATTTATAAGTTCAGTTCTTATTCCTTGAAAGTCCCTAGTAGTATAGGATATTTTTTTATTTGCCATATTACACGTTTATTATAATAAAATCGCTAGAATCAAAAGCGTTATTTGTATTTGTATAGTCAATTTTTATTCTTGCCGTATGTTCCAATCTTCCCACTCCAGGGACAACAAATTCTCTTTGACCATTCTCATTTATATAGGTATCTCCATAGGAGGGTTCTTCTTTGGCTGCATCTGTTATTGAAATGTTTGTGATTAATATCCCTGGCATGTAGGTTTCTGCTGCAGTTCTTATTTCCTGTTCAATTTCAGAAAAAGTTGGTCCATCTAGGGGTTCAAATATATATTCATAGAGTCGGGTTCCAAAATCAGGTAGAAAATACCTAGTCCCTCTTTTGCTCATCAATAAATGAACTAAATTACTTCGTATTTCTTCATCAGAATCGGACGATGTATCAAGATATCTACCCACATAAGAGTCTATAAATGGAAAATTTATACCGTATGAGATGTTGTCTGCCATATTGAATAAATATACATCAATAAGTTTTCTTATAAATAGAATATATATTCTATAAAAAAGAATCACCGGGGGTTTCCCAGTGATTCTCTTATTTGTGTTGATCCTTTTTCCCATTTCGGGTCGAAGGGACAGTGGGTGCATTTTGACCCACAACAACTTCCCCTTTTGATATGATATGATTCGGTCATTACAATATTTCCCATATCATCTTTATAAAAGTCAGGCTCAGGTAACTTTTTAGTCGTCTCCCGAATATATAACTGTTGTATCCAATCTTTTGATGCGTTTACTGTCATTTTAATTTCATTTTTTAAAGTTATAAAAATCTAACAATACTCGATAAATTATTGTTAAATCATTTCCCCAAGTTTGTTTCATAATATTTCGTATTTAAACCCCATTTAAATTCATCGATTTTTTTAATATCAAAATCAACTAATTTGTTATTTTTTGTCACTTGATTACATAAGAAAATAAACATGTCTTGACTGAAGATATTTTTCATTACATTTATGTGTTTATGAACCCATTGTACATTCCCAATAACATAACCATTTTTACTATCTATTCTATCTAATGATGCGGTATATGATTTATCATTCCAACTAATTGGTAATCTAATGTTAATTCCTGATAAACTACATTTTCCGTTTTGTTTTTTAAATAATTCATGAATATATTCTTTGGTTAAATTAAAATTTAAATTTTTTCTATTTAATCTTTTGGATGTTTTATATCTAGTTATGTTATACCATAAATCACCATTAATACCCCCTTCTTTATTGATTCTATTTTTACAACCACAAGAAATTATAGTGCCGCTACGTAGGTGAGTCCCAAAAACTTCTGTTATATTACCACATTCACATTCACACCTATATCTTATGTGACCATTTTTATTCTTTTTTAGTTCTTCAACAACTTTAAGTTTTCCAAAAACTTTACCAATCATTTCAATTTTTTTCATATTTCACAAGTATTTGTTATTATATATAAATATATTGTGAAATAAAAAAAGTAAGGAACTTATAATAAATTCCTTACTTTTCTAACATTAAATAATCTCGCAAGATCCGTTTGCACAAGCCAATTCACCACTTAAGTTAGTATTGTCTTGAAGTTCAATAACTTTAGTAAGATCAACATTTGTTAGAGTCTTGACTAATCTTTCAAAATCTTCTTCTGTACAATCCTCGAAAGGTGCTTGTTTGTAAGTGTGGTTCGAATATGGTAAAACTGAAAGTCCATTATAGAATTTTCGGTTGTTCCACATCCATTCTCCAACTAAATCCCACTCATCTTCTTTGATTGAGACGGTGGCAGAAACATTATGTGAATTTTGTCCCCCCCTATGTCCAAACTTAATCCATTCTTGTGATACCTTTTTAACACGCTCCAACATTTGGAATACTGATTCGTGTCGAAGAATTGAACCTTCCGGTGATTTTTGTGGAATTGTAATTACTGCAGTATCATGTGGTCTGAAAAATTCATCTTCGACTAATTCAGGATGATTGATTGCAAGATAGGAGTAAATTGCCTCATTTTTACCTACACGAATCCTTCTTAAGTAAAAATCATTATGCCAAGCATGGATTCCTGATGATGTACCCAAAACCAAAGATGAGGTTCCTGATGGTTTCACTGTTGTTGTTCTTGCCGCCTTATTGATACCAAGAAGTTTCGCAACTCTTTCATTTTCTTCTTTAACTGCAATTGCCGCAGATTTCATATCATAACCTAAAACAACACCGGAACCAATACCTGTCATACCGACACCAATAAGAGCATCTTTTTCAGTGGTTCGTTTCCAAATGTCTCTGAGGTAATGAAAATCAGTATATCCCGCTTGGAGTGTTCCAATAAATGCGGCTCCTTTAACTCGTTTTTCAAAGTCTTCCTGGGATTCAATATCCGATGCATTTACCTCACATAAGTTACAAAATTGATATGGTCGAAGACCGATTTCACAACAAGGGTTTGTCCCCCAGTCCTTATCATTCGATAAATAAATCCCCGGTTCTCCAGCCCCTGACAATTCAATACGTTTCCAAAGATCCATAAAATATTCCTGAGTTACTTTGTGACGAAGAAGAACTGCCGAGTTATTTGCTCTACCTCTTTGTGGATTTGATTCCCACCAATTTCCTGACTTACATGAAATCATTTCATCATCATCCGCTGAAAATAATGATATTAGTGCCGCTCTTCTGATACCACCCGCCAAGACCGCATCTGCAATATGACAAACAATATCATGTGTTTCAATTGGGGAAAGTCTATCTCCATCCATTTTGTTATCAAATACTTTGGTAATATTATGGATACAATCTTTCAAGGGTTGAGGACCTGGTGCCTTTCCACCAGAAGTAACCAACAAAGCCCCTTTTTGACGGATATCAGAAAAATCGAAAATAGGTGTAGATGATTTGATTCCTAAGTAGGATTCAATTAACACTTTGATTGCATCTGCCCATCCCTCAATACTATCTCCGATCAAATATCGTCGGGTTCTGTTTGGGTTTGGTCTTTTGATTTCTGGTAGTTTTTCCACATGATGTTTTTGTACAGAAAATCCAACACCGGTACCACCTAAAAGTAAAAACATTGTTTCTGAAAATGCATCCGGATGATCGATTGGAAGATATGCACAGTTGTAGATTCTATTTGGTGATATTTCAATTGGTTTTCCTCCGAATTGTAGGGACCTCATCGAAGGTAAAATCTTTTTATCATACACCATTTTATAAACCTCTTCGATTTCGTCCTTAACATGTGGGAATTTTTTTTGGTGCATTTCTTTGTTTCTTGTGACTAATTCATCCCAAGTTTCTCTTCTATTTAACTCAGGTGAATATTTTGCGTACTTCATATATACGGTAATATTACTTAATATTTTTTGTGAAATATCCATTTCTTTAATTTTAATTTTGATTTAAGTTTATTTTAAATTAATTTGTCTGCTTCCTTTTTTCTAACACCTCTTTAATTCTTTGTCTT